ATTTGTTTGGCGGACCCGCCCTGGCGGTTTGCGTCAAATTCTGAGGCGAAGCCGGGAAAGAACGCATTCGGCCACTATGACTGCATGAAGGTCGCAGAAGTCGCGGCTCTGCCGGTCAAGGACATGATGGCCAAGGACGCGCTTCTACTGCTCTGGACCACTGCGCCGTTTCTGATGGAAGCGGCCAAGGTAATCGACGCATGGGGCTTCAAGTATAAAACGAACATCGTCTGGGACAAGCAGCGGATTGCAACCGGGTACTGGGTGCGGGGCGAGCATGAGCATCTTCTGATTTGTCGCCGGGGCAAGTTCCCGACTCCCGATCCTGCCTTCCGTCGTGGGTCCATGATCCGGGGCGGGCGCAGGGAACACTCCCGCAAGCCTGACGACATTCACGAATGGGTCAACACGGCATGGCCAGCCGCGCGCAAGGTCGAGATGTTCGCCCGTGAAAGGCGGCAGGGCTGGACCGCGTGGGGCAATGAAACCACGAAATTCGGAACGAACGAAGACGCATAAATTTAGCAAAGGATGCAGACTATGGTGCCCCCGATGACAGAATTCCCCGACGACGACGCCCCGATCAGCGAATGGTGTGCTCCGTTGAGCGCGCTGATGGTGAACCGCAGGGCCGTGACTGGCGCGTCCAGCATCGAGCTCGGCAAGAATGGCGCCGGCCGTACCGGTGGTGTTTCCAAGAAGACGCTGAAGAAGTTCGAGCGATTGATTTTGGAAGCCCGGAGAAAGGCTTGCGATAGCGGCAAAACGGTGTAAAGTGGTCCGCACCGAGAGAAGTCTACGCAACCTCTCCCGGTGCTGAACGAAACAACAGTGTGAGCCTGTCATGTCGTCTGACCCAGAAATACCACCCCCCGCCCCGACGATCAAGCCTTCTGGTGCCAAGTCTGGCCCGGATTATTCCTGGATGTCGACCTCAGATTGGTTGGACTTCACGATATGGCGGCTCGGGCAGAAACTCGACGCGGCGCGGAAGGATCCCGAGATCCTGTCCCAGCACGAGAAAAACACGATCTTCCAGATCTTCAAGGCTGCGAAAGCCCAGGGCAATGCATACAAATTGACGGGCAAACATCGCGCTGTCGTGCGGGAGATCTTGCGCCCGGTCGAGGACAACGTTTTCGATGGCGCCGACGACGGGGAGATCGCCCGATGAATGGAGATTTTGATTCCGGCCAGTTTATCCTTGCTCAGTTCGAGGGCATGACTGCCGCCGACAAATGCCGTCTCCTCGATGCGCTCCATGACATTGTCGGACCCTGTGCTCCGATCCCAGCATTCGAGGATGTCGGGCTGGAGGCCCAGTCATGGGCCGCGCTATGTGACGATAAGACCCTCACGATCTTCTTTGACGCGATTGTGCAGCGCTGGATGCGTACCTCTCCTGCACGCGTGAAAGCGGCTTCCCAGTACCTTGCAGGAAAGGCGCTCGCTGAGGCGTAACTCTGCGACGCGATCGGGGGGCGTATCCCCGGGTGCTGTGTAAAAGGCGGGCTTTGCCTCCGGGACGGTGAATGACACCTGGCGGACACAGCAGACTATCGGGCTACCAGGGGGAAACCTTCAAAGCCCAAGCGTTGTCCTAATTCGCGAAGCGCAAAGAAGGCGGCACAGGTCTTAGGTGTCGGAAGTATCGCGGAGGCTCGAAGCCCTAACCTGGGGTGGCTGGGTACCTATAGCTGGCGGGTGGTATCGTGCTTTCACGGCTGCCAAGATCAGCGGGTACAGGGACCGACCCTAGCTATATGCTGGGGAAAGGTGTCCTGTACCTATTACGCAACCAGCGTAGTTAACGTATAGAAGAAGTAAGATACAGTTGGTTGAGTTAAGTACTTATACCCGCACGCGCGCGCGAGACGAGACCCGCGCGCTATCCAGCTTCTCAACGCAAACCGAAAGGAAATCCCATGCACGAAGCCAAGCCAATTCCAGTGCTATGGTCCCACCCGGAAGTGATGAACGGCGCAGTCTGCCTGGCGGACACGGTGGTGCCGATTGCGGACATCTGGGCGCTGGCGGCTGACGGGAAAAGCGCCGGCACCATTTGCGGGGCGTATCCGCAGATCATGCCCGAGGTTATTCAGGCTGCGGTCGGGATGGTCGAGTGGCCACAGAAAAGCGCCGCGTTCGATAATTTGTGCGAGTTCCTGGACCATCCCGGCGAAATAAATATGGACAGCGCCGATTTATCTGCTATCGTAGAGATGGGTAGCAAGAGGCTGCCGACAATTTGAAATCATGGAGATGCAGATCATGAACGGACCGAACGCAGGATACGACCGCGAGATCTACAAGAAGATCGCGGATTTCATCGACAACGCCCCAGTGGGCCGCAAGGAAGTCATGTGCAAGGCGGGCTGTGACTCCTGGGCGATCTTCGAGCGTGCCAGCAACCGCGAGGCGAATTTCGGCATTATCGGCGCTGAAATCAGCGGGAAGCGGATCCTGTGGCGCAAACTGGCACCGAAACCGCAGCGCAAGTTGAAATTCATGACGGAGAACCGAGTATGAAAACCCTTCTCACAACAGCAGCACTGATCGCCATCGTATCCCCTGCATTCGCGGTGGATCGCATTTCGTCCAAGAGCAATTCCAAGAGCGCATCCGTTGCGGTAGCTGGTGCTGCTGCCGGGGCGGTATCGACGTCCGCTGGCGGCGCAGGTGGCGCAGGTGGCGCAGGCGGTGCCGCCTCGATCGTGATCAATGGCGGTGGCGCTGGTGGCCTGTTTGGTCTGCAAGGTGCGGCAGGGGCAGGTGCGCCGAGCACGACGACGGTGACGTATGACTTCAAGAACCAGGTTCCCGACGTCTACGCACCTGCGCTGGCCGGTGGTGGTGCATGCACTGAGAGCGCATCGGCCGGCACGAGCAACGCGGGCTTTGGCCTGTCGTTCGGGCTGTCCTGGGAAGGCGTGAACTGCGCCGTCCGCAACGAAGTCATGGTTCTCCACAACACGCAGCAGGTCGAGGAAGCCAGGGTTCACGGGTGTCTGCATCTGGAGCGGGTCAAGGCGACGTTTGAGCTGATGGGCAAGGACTGTCTCGGCAACCCGCTGGCGAAGCCATGACTGACAAGATCGCTAAAATCCTAATATTCCCGATCCTCAGACCGCATTTTTGGGGATGGTGGATCGATGAAGTCTGGCGCGTTGATCTTGATTCTCAGCTTTGTTGCAATGGGTATATGTGCGGCTGCTACGGGAGCACTCACAGAGAAAAGCTAACGCATTGTCACTGGATATTTCGCTTAATCGCAGGGCAGCAAGACCATGACTGACAAGCCAGAATGCACCTGGGGGTTTGTGATCGAAGAGAGCACGGATGTTCCCGTGGATGAGGTTCACTTTGTCGATCGAGGTCAGATGGTCGGCAAGATAGTGAACTGCACGGGCGGCAAGACACTGGAGGACGAGGGGTGATCAGGGCAACCACTGAGAGCAAGACGGGCAATCTCGGAAAGTTCATTCTGGCGTGCGTTGCGATTGGCGCTGTGCTCTGGCTGACACGTGACATCCTCGAGGGGGTGACCGGGTATGAAGCTGATTTCGAGCTCGGCATTGCCGCTGGGTTTATGATGTGGAAGCTGGGAGTGTGGAAATGATCCTGTGGGGCTGGAACTACCACAAAACGAGCCTGACCCGCAGAAGGTGGCCGATCGTTCGCCCGGTCGAGATATCGTTCAAGCGCAACCCTCCTACGGGCTACGCATGGACCTTGACGGTTCCAGGCTGGCTTGTTTTCCGGAATGAGCGGGGCAGCATCGTGGCGCTCCGGGTGCCCTATCCTTGGGAGCGGTTCGGCGTGCCTGATGGCAAGAACCATTACAGATATTTGACACGCCCCTTGCCGCAACGCAAAATCGTGGCATAATGAACGTGGTCCCGAGGGGGATCGCCAGACCCGGGTGGAGGCTGCATCCCGAAGCCCGGGTCAACTTTCCCAGATGCAGGCAGGATGCAGATAGCCATGAACGACCTTTCCAGACTTCTCAACCACGAAGAGGACTTGCGCGAGAAGGCCACAGAAATGCTAAACGACGGTATAGACTGGACCGAGGTCGTAGATGCATTCGCCACGGTAGCGCAGTCCATCGATCAGAGCTTCCAGGACAAGGTGCACTGATGAAACGCACCAAGCCCAGCAAGAAGCCAGAGAACCCGTGGGAGGTAGCATGACTGATCCTCTCGACGCGATCATCCGAACAATGCAAGAAGCAGGCAGGGCAAGGTAATGGCAGCCCCCAGCAAACTCACACCCAAACAGGAAAAGTTCGCCCAGGTGTATGTGCAAACAGGCAATGCGTCAGAGGCTTACAGGACTGCGTATGACGTGAGGGAGGGGACCAAGCAAGAAGCCATCTGGGTCAATGCATGCCAGACGCTTTCAAATGCTAAAGTCGCACAAAGGGTTGTAGAGTTGCAGGATGCGCTCCAATCCAAGCACGAGGTGACAGCCGATACGATCGCCAAGGAGCTGGCTGAAGACCGTGAGTTCGCCAAGGACGTAGGCCAGGCCGGCGCCGCAGTATCCGCTACCATGGGCAAGGCAAAGCTGTACGGGCTGATCACTGACAAGCAGGCGGTCAAGCATGACGTGTCGGATCCGCTGCAGGCTGTGCTGCTTGAGGTAGCCAGCAAGGGCGCAAGGATCGGCAAGGGGTGACGGCAACGATTGATCCAAAGCAGTTCCTGGACCCCGTATGGCGGATCTGCAACCTGTATGAGATCATCGACAAGGATGGCCACCGGGTGCCGTTCCGTCCGACTGGCGTCCAGCTTGCGTTCCTTGAGGAACTGCACGGCCGGGACATCATCCTGAAAGCGCGCCAGATGGGATTCACCACGCTGATGGGCGTGGTTGGCACAGATGAATGCGTGTTTAACCCTGACTGGTCATGCGCGATCGTGGCCCACCGGCTGGCCGACGCCAAGAAGATCTTTGAGACCAAGGTAAAGCTGCCGTATGACAGCCTGCCCCAAGGCATCAAGGACCGCGTGCGCCCCATCAAGGACAGCGCCGATACGCTCTCGCTCTCCAACGGCTCTACGTTCGAGGTAACATCATCGGCACGGTCGGGAACGCTGCAACGCCTGCACATCAGTGAGTTCGGCAAGATCTGCGCGCAGTACCCCAAGAAGGCGCGCGAGGTGATCACGGGTTCGTTCCCCGCGGCTGAGAACGGCCAGATCACAGTGGAATCTACAGCAGAGGGGCAAGAAGGCCGGTTCTTTGAGATGTGCCAGACGGCCCAGGCGTATGGTGACAAGCCGATCGCGGAGAAGCAGTACAAGTTCCATTTCTTCCCGTGGCACGAGCAGCAGGAATACAGGGCGGATCCTGATGGGGTCATCATCACCGCCGAGGACAAGCTATACTTCGCACGGCTGGCCGCTGAAGGCATCGAGCTGGATGATGCGCAGAAGGCCTGGTACGTCCTGACCGAGAAGGACCAGGGCGGCGACATGAAGCGGGAGTACCCGTCAACGCCGGCGGAGGCATTCGAGCAGGCCATTGAAGGCGCCATCTTCGAACGTCAGATTGCGCACGCCAACAAGCACGGGCATATCGGGCCGCATTCGTATGACCCGCTGTATCCGGTCAATTCGTTCTGGGACATTGGACGCAACGACCTGAACTGCATATGGTTGCATCAGCACGTCAAGGGCAGGAACCGGTTCATTGGGTACTACGAGAACAGCGGGGAGTTCATCGCGCACTATGTGGGGTGGCTCCGTGACTGGAAGAAGGAACACGATGCGAGCTTCGACAATCACTACCTGCCTCACGACGCGAACAGACAGGATCTGTTCCTGGAGAATGGGCGAATGGCAGTGATGGATGACCTCGGTTTCAGGCCTGAGATTGTGCGTAGGCCCACAGATAAGTGGGAGGCGGTAGAGACTGCGCGCACAATATTTGCATCTTGTGACTTTGATGAGGTACAGTGCGCCAAAGGGCTGCAGCGTTTGCGGCACTATCGCAAGGAATGGGACGACATGCGCGAGACGTTCCGGAACCGCCCACTGCACGACGACAACAGCAACGCGGCTGATGCGTTTATGACGTTCAGCAGCGGGTTTGATGCTCCAGTCAAGGCTGTCGAGCTGAAACTGCCTGAATTGGGAATGATCGCATGACAACCTCCGCGTGTGTCGATGCTGCGAATGTCTCGGATATCCCGGGGATTACGCTACCTGAGGTTGAATACGCATGAAAAAGCTGGAACTTCAGAGCGCGATCGGGCGCCAGATCAACCAGGCGACAGGCTCGCACTACAGTGAGATCTCCAACACGCGGGCCAATCTGTTCGAGCGGTACATGGGCGAGCCGTATGGCAACGAGCGTGCAAACTACAGCTCGGTCGTGTCAACGGACGTGTACGACGTGGTCGAGTGGATGCTTCCGGAGATCATGGAAATCTTTACGTCTGGGGACAAGGTTGCCGAGTTCGAGCCGAACGGCCCCGAGGATGAGCCGGTTGCCGAGCAGGAGACGGACGCGGTCAACTACGTGTTTTACCGCCAGAACGACGGCTTCATGGCCATGTATGAGTTCATCAAGGATGGGCTGATCTACAAGAACGGCTACATGAAGCGCTGGTGGGAGACCAAGGAAGAGACCTGGACGGATGCATACAAGGGGCTGGACCCGGAAGAGCTGGCCAGCCTGCAGGAGAAGTATGCGGGCGAGCTTGCGGACGGGACCACGTTCGAGAGATTCGACATCGAGGAAGGCGAGGACGGCATAGACGTCGAGATCAAGATGTCGTCCAAGTCCGAGTGGCTGCGTGTGGCGGCACTGCCTCCCGAGGAGGTTCTGGTTTCTCCACAGTGGGAACAGATCAACCTGGACCAATGCCCGTTCGTTGCGCACCGCAGGACCATGACGATCAGCGATCTGGTCGAGATGGGCTATGACCGCAAGCAAGTCGAGCGGCTGCCCGTGACTGACGACGACTATGAGAACGAAGAGCGGGTCGATCGCTTCTCAACCAAGGGCGACGTTGAAAGCACAGAGCAGGAAGACGCTGACAGCACAATGCGCAAGGTGCTCGTGCATGAGTGCTACATCCTGGTCGACTACAACGACGACGGGATTGCCGAGCGTCGCAAGGTCACGGTGGGTGGCAGCAGCAATGAGATCCTGAAGTGGGCAGACGGTGGCGAGGACAACGAAGAGGTTCACAGTGTTCCGATTTCGGCATGGTGCCCGATCCCGATTCCGCACAAGCACTACGGTCGCTCGGTTGCTGAGACAGTCACCGACGTTCAGAGGATCAAGACGACGCTCGTTCGGCAAATGCTGGACAACGTCTATGGCGCTAACAACGCAACGCGGGAAATCGCCCGTGATGGCATTGACGGTGAAAACACGATCAAGGACCTGCTCGTTGACCGGCCAAACAAGATCGTCCGCACCAAGTTGATTGGCAACTATCAGGAGCACCATCCGCCCGAGATCGTTACGCAGTCACTTAGCGCGATTGAGTACATCGACACGGTGCGGGAAAATCGAACGGGGGTTAACCGGCACAATCAGGGTCTATCGGCGGACAGCCTGAACAAGACTGCGGCCGGCATGGAAATGCAGCTCAACCAGGGCCAGAAGAAACTGATGCTGATTGCGCGTGTGGCTGCGGAAACGGGCGTGCGCCATCTGTTCCGTGGCATTCATGCGGATCTGCGGCACGGTGCTGGCGCCAAGCTGAAGTTGCGCCTGCGTGGTGAATACATCGATGTTGACCCGCGGCAGTGGCGCGACCGGTCTGACATGACGGTCAACGTGGGCATTGGCACGGGCGACAGGAACCAGAAGGCGCAGAGTCTGGCGGCCATCATTGCCGAGCAGAAAGAGAACCTGATGCAAGGTTCGCCGCTTGCTTCTCCACAGAACCTGTTTGCCGCGTATAGCCGCTTCGTTGAGAATGCTGGATTCAAAAACCCGGAGGAGTTCTTCGTTGATCCTGCCACGATCCCACCTGCACCGCCTGAGCCAGAAGGCCCTGATCCGTCACTTGCGGCAATGGAGCGGATTGAGATGGGCAAGGCGAATATCAAGGTGCAAGGCGATCTGCAGCGGGAGACGATGAGGTTGCAGGCGCAGCAGGCGAAGGACGCCCAGGCATCGGCGGAAGCAGCGAACCGGTTGAACTTCGATATCGAGAAGATGACGCTGGAGGATGACAGGGCGCGAGATCAGGCTATTCTGGAGGCGGCCACGAAACTTGCGGTGGCAGCGCAGAATGGCGAGGTTTCGTTGGAAATGGAAACACTGAAGGGCCTGATGGCACCGCCTCCGGGATATAACCAATGACGCCCGAGCAGGTGAGAGCCCGTGGTGACCGGGTGCGGCAGGTGCTGGAAGGCGAGCACTTTGTTGCTGCGTGCATTGAGGTCGAGGAAGACCTGGTGCGCATGCTGATGATGACTGGCCCGGATGAGGCCGAGAAGCGTGAGTCTCTTTACCATCAGGTTCAGGGACTGAAGGCCGTTATCCAGCGCATGGCGCACTGGGTTGATGACGGCGACGTGGCGAAAGCGCAACTAGAAGCAAAGGACAACGCAATATGAGTACCGAGACCGCTGAAAACCAGAGCGAACCGGGGAGCATGGATGCGTTTGTGGCAGCCATTACGGAGCCTGTGGAGGAAACACCATCCCCAGAGGCTGCGGCGGCTGTTGAGGCTCCACAAGGGGAGCACCAGGAGACCGAGGAGGTAGCGGCCGAACCAGTCGAACAGGCTGACGAGGTCGAGGCTGCCGATGAACCGGTTGATCCTGACGCTGATCAGGAAGACGAGACGCCGCTTTACACCGTGAAAATCAACGGGGTGGAAAGCCAGGTGCCGATCGACGACTTGATTGCTGGGTTCCAGAAATCCGGCAACTATGATCAGAAGATGGCCGAGTTCAGCGAGCAGCGGGAAGCTGCCAAGGCTGAACACGCCAGGATCAATGAACTGCGCACTGAGCTTGAAGCCAAGCTGACGGAGATCTCATCAACAGCGCCTGCAGAGCCCGACTGGGTGAAGCTCGCGTCCGAGGATCCGCTGGGTTGGGTTGAGGCCAAGGCCAAGTGGGAAGCTGAATCAGCCGCCCACGCGAAGGCAAAACAGGAAGCCGAGTTCCTTGCGGGACAGCGGCAGCATGAACAGGCGGTTGCTGGTGCGAAGGCGCTGGCCGCTGCTGCGAACCTGAAGACGGAAGACGACATGAAGGCGTTCAGCGCTGAAGTGAAAGCCGTTACGGACCTGTATGGGTTTGACGAGGCTGAGCTTGCGCAGGCGACGGATCACCGGATTCTCCTGATGGCTCGGGATGCTGCCCGGTATCGCAAGCAACAGTCTGCGAAACCAGCAGACAAGCGTGTTCCCCAGCGTCCGAAGGCGATCAAGCCTGGCGCTGCTCCTGCTGCCGGTGCAGCCAAAGCCGACGAAACCGCGGCGGTGCGTGCAAAACTTCGCAAGACGGGGAGCCTCGATGATTTCGCGGCGCTCCTGATGATACCGGAAAGCTAACACCATGGCACAGCCAGCCAATACCTTCTCGACCTACGGACAGGTCGGCATTCGCGAAGATCTTTCAGACATGATCTGGGACATCTCGCCCACCGAGGTTCCGTTCTCCACCATGTGCGGCAAGAACAAGGCCACGGCAACGCTGCACGAATGGCAGACCGACGAACTTGCGGCTGCCGCTGCAGACAATGCGATGATCGAAGGCGACGACAGCGTTACCGATGCTGCAGTCCCGACCGTTCGTCGCAACAACCAGACGCAGATCCTGGTCAAGGTGCCTCGGGTTACCGAGACTTCGCAAGCCGTGAACACTGCGGGTCGCTCGAACGAGATGGCCTATCAGATCGGCAAGCGGACCAAGGAACTGAAGCGGGATCTGGAATCGTCGCTTCTGGACAACCAGGCCAAGGTCGTCGGCTCCGACACCGTTGCGCGGCGCATGGCGGGTGTTCCTGCATGGATCGCCACGAACACGAGCGCAGGCCTGACGGGTGCGGATCCCGTTGGCGATGGTTCGAACGCACGGACCGACGGCACCCAGCGTGCTTTCACCGAAGCGCTCATGACCGACGTGCTTCAGCAGTGCTACCAGTCCGGTGGTGATCCTGAAACGCTGATGGTCGGCCCGGTCAACAAGCAGCGTGCGTCCGGGTTCTCGGGCAACGTGCAGCGTCGGGAAGATGCCGGCGACAAGCGGCTGACCGCGGCGATTGACGTGTACGTGTCGGATTTCGGCGTTCTGAAGATCGTGCCGAACCGGTTCCAGCGTGAGCGTGATGGCCTGGTCCTGCAGAAAGACATGTGGAAGGTCAGCCAGCTCCGCGGCCTGGCGAACACCGAACTGGCAAAGACCGGTTCGAGCGTCCGTCGCAAACTGGAGATGGAAGTCACGCTCGAGGCATGCAACGAGGCCGCAAGCGGTATCATTGCTGACTTGACGACCGCATAGTGATAAGGATGGGGAGCCTTCGGGTTCCCCGTCTGCCGCACAGGAGATTGAGATGAACAGAGACGAAATGGTAGCCGAGGCGACTGCGCTGGGAATCAACTTCCGGAGCACGCTGTCGGACGAAAAGCTGGCCGAGCGGATCGCGCTGGTCAAGGCTGCGCAGGACGGCGACGAGTCTCTGGACTTGCCCGAAGGCAGCGATGTTATTCCCGATCCGGTCCCGGAACCGATCGACCCGGCAACCGCGCATGAACCGACGGAGGCGCAGGACCCGGAGCCTGACGACGACCGGCCGCGCAAGAACGCCCGCGTGCTTTGGGCCAACGTTCATTCGAGCGAGGGCAAGCACTTCAAAGGAGATGAGTACATGTTCCTGGAAGACGACTTCGAGACGCTGGATGGGCTCGACGCCATCAAGGCGGTTGCGTGATGGGGAACCGTGCGGGAGCAACGGCAGTATATCGGCCAGTAGCTGATACTGCACAGACAATCGCGGCGACAACGGGCGGGCCTGTGGTCTCGGACGTACTGAGCGGCAACGCGCGCCACGTCGTGATGTGGGGCGAGGTTGCGTTTCGGTTCGAGATTGGCGGAGCGGTGGCCGCTGCTGGATCCGCGGCAATCCCGGCCAATGCGCCGTTTTCGTTCATCGCCTATAGCGGGGAGACGATCTCGGTTCTCGGGCTGGCGAATGGCAACGTGCATATCTGGGAGGCGACAACCTGATGTCGGGCCTGGAGTACACGGACGCCTGGATTGAAGACGGCAAGCTCATCATGGAGCACAAGCAGGACGTCGCGCCGATCCTCGAGAACAACAAGCTGCGGCGGCTGAACACGGACGGCTATTCGGAAACGGGTGACACGCGGTTCGTTGGTTCAATCCCGATGGTGGTCGTCGAGGAATGGATGAAAGAGGGTATCAACATCTTCGATCCGAATGACACGCCAAAGATCATCCAGCGGCTGAATGACGGCGACTATGCTGCATTCCGCACGAGCGAGGGCAAACTCTGATGGCGTTCGTTGATCTGAGGGCCGACGTTGAAAGCTGGGCAATCCGGAGCGACTTTCCGACGTCCATCTACAACCTGGCGACGGCTCGGATCAACAGATCGCTCCGGGTGCAGCAGATGCTTGAGCAGTACAGCGAGATTGCTGCGCGCGAGATCACGCTCCCGACGAACTTCCTGGCGTTTGATCAGCTGAAGGGCACGACCAGCGGGTATGACTTCCCGATCGATCCGGTGACGCCCTACACGATGGCCAGCGGTGACAACCCGTCAGGCGTGCCGGAAGGCTACTCGATCGCCAACGGGCTGACTGGTCGCGTGATGCGGTTGAACCCGGCGCCGAGTGGGCCTTACCCGCTGTCGGGCATGTATTTTGCGAAGCTGGCTAACCTGGTCAACGATGCTGACACGAATCTGGTGCTGGAAGACTTCCCCGACATATACTTATCGGCGTGTTTGGCCTATGCTTTCGGATGGATGCAAGACACTGAACAAATGACAATCCATTCGCAGAACATGGCCACGCAGATCGATCTTGCCAACCAGGAATACTCGCAGAACCGCTATAGCGCGCCGCTGCAGTCTGTGCCGGTGAACAGTGCTTAGTGCATTCGAGGTCCCGTTCGGGGAGTTCCTCCCTGATTTTCCCGACTACAAGAACCCCGGCTGTCGTGTGGCGCACAACGTGGTTGCGGTGTCTGGCGGCTATGCGCCTTTCTCGGGCGTTGGCAGCCAATCCGCCACAGCATCGGGCCAGGTTGTCGGTGGGCATCTGTACCAGCAGGAGGACGGCGTGGCTGTCACTGTTGGCGGCACCCGGCTGGCGTTGTTCGTGGTCATCAACGGTGTCATTACGGAAACGGTTGTTCCTGACATCGGACCGAACCGCTATTGGAAGTTTCACCAGTTTGGCCGGCGTATCTTTGCGGTTGGCGGGGGCGCTCTGTTTCAGCTTGAGAACATCGATAGCGATACGACGTGGACCGAGGTTGCGGGAGCACCGCAGGGCGCCACGGCGATCGGCCAGGTTGGTCAGCACCTCATGCTGGGCGGATTCCTGTCGAATTCGTTTCGTATCCAGTGGTCCGGGCTGAACGATCCGATCAATTTCACGCCAGATGCAACAAATCTCGCAGGAAATGCGGAATTGCAGCACGAATACGGCGCAATCACTGCCATTGCGGGCGATCGCTACCCGGTGGTCTTCCAGCAGTACGGCGTGTCAAGGATTGACGCAGTGGGACCGCCCACGGTGTTCAACGTGTCAACAATCGAGGAAGCGCGGGGCTGTCTGGCTCCGAATTCCGTTGTAAGTGTTGGATTTATCACGTATTTCATGGCGCACGATGGCTTCTGGGCTACGAATGGCGCGGCAACGCAACGGATCGGCACGCAGAAGATCAACGACCACTTCCGGGAAAAGGTATCGGCGCAAGAGGCCTTCCGAACGCACGGGGTTGTGAACTGGGAGGCGCAGAGCGTCATCTGGGCCTATTACCCGGCGCAGTCCGAGAACTTCCAACAGCATCTGATTTACTCGTGGTCTGAAGATCGCTGGTCAGAGGCAACGCTGCCGATCGACTATCTGGTTGAAGGCTCATCGGACGGCATCACGCTGGACAACCTCGATACGATCTATCCGGACCTGGACCTTATCCCGATCAGCCTGGACTCGGTGGTCTTTGAGCCACGAGGCCGCCGACTGTCTGCGTTCATGCCGGGGCCTACGGGATCCACGCTGTCTGGTCTCGACGGGCTGCCGCTTGAGGCGACGATTGAAACGACTGAATTCCAGATGCAGACCAGCGAACGAACGATGATCAACCAGATGTATCCGATTGTCGAGAACAGCGCGGAAAACAGCGTTGGCCAGCTCATCACCCGGAAACTGAAGGGCGGCGAGCAGGTTGTTACACCAGAGGCGCCAGTGAACGACGCAGGGTTTTGCCCTGTGCGCGGTCAGGGGCTATACATGTCAGCAAGGCTAGTCATAGGAGCGGGAACGTCATGGTCGAAGGCACAAGGCGTGCAGCTACGGGGTCGGGTTTCGGGGCGTCGGTAGCTTCGCTCTCTTCGGAGGGCGGCGTCCGTGTATTCCAGGAGAACGAGCGCACGCCTGCGCAGCGTTCAATCGTGACCATTCCCGTAACGCAGGTTGACACCACGCTGACCACGATCCTGACGGTCCAGGCTGATCGGTTCATTCATCTCTACACAATGAAGGCATATGCGCCGTCAAGCACGACGCTGCATGTGTACTTCGTACCGGAAGGCGATATCGCGGACGCGAAGAACATGGCGTTCTCGGGGGTGATCGTTGATAACGCAACTATCTTCTCCAACAAGGATGAGATGCTGGACCCGGGCGACACGGTGCAGGTGCAGACGACGTCAGGAACCGCGAATATCCGGTTGTGGGGCGCACAGGTGCAGGGGGGCGATCCGCTATGATGGTTGCCGCTGTAAGGCCTGAGGTTCTCGATGAGCACTGGAACAAGCTGAAGGTTCATTTCGACAACTTTGCGGAATCGTCCAAAGGCGAGCTGACCGTTGATGCGCTTAAGAAGATGGTGGATGACGGAACCCGGATGTGCTGGGTCGCTGTTGATGGTGACATCTATGCCGTTGCGCTGACTGAGGAAACGGTTGGCGGCGTGTGGCTAGACTTCTGCAATGGCGTTGAGCGTGATAAGTGGGGCACTGAAATGGTCAGGATGATCAAGGAATATGCCAAGTCACGCGGCAAGACGCTGAAGGTGTTCTGCCGTCCCGGCTGGGCACCCTGGCTGAAAAAGGAATTCGGGTTCCGCGAGACGCACCGATTCCTGGAACTGGAGACAGCCTGATGGCGAAGAAAGCACAGAACAAGTCTACCGGCTACCAGACGCAGGATTCGAACTATACGAGTAACCAGCAGCAGCGCCAGAACGACACCCAGCAACAGCGCCAACAGCAGCAGCAGACGTCGTCCTTTGACCCGTATGCAGCGGCTGGGGATAATGCGCGACTGGGGTTGACCACTGCGATGGCTCGATTCCGGGAGGGTGGACTAACGCCCGGCGTGTTCGGGTCGATGGTCGGCGATCAGAGCCTGAATACGCTGCAGGCTCAGGAAGGTCTTGCGCGGACGGCTCGAGACAATCAGATCACGGGGCAGGCTCAGGACGCATGGTCGGGAATGCTGAACGCGGACCCATATGCCGGAATTGACGCGGTGCAGGAGAACGCGCTCCGGGCTGCGATGCCTTCCGCCGCTTCGTATTTCGGCAACTCGGGGATGCTGAACAGCTCGGTTGCGGGCGAGGGGATGGGCGAGGCTGCTGCGCGTGCGGTGGCTCCGATCCACTTTGACGCATACAACCAGGACCAGAGCCGGCGGCTGCAGGCGATGTCAATGGCGCCCCAGATGCAGCAGATGTCCTATGCCGACGACATGATGTTGGGCCAGGTCGGGCAGATGCAGGACGCACGCACGCAAGCGCTTCTGGATGACGAGGCAAGGCAGTACTACGAATCCGGGAATCGGAATTATGAGAACCTCCAGCGGCTGATGGGGCTTTCGCTTCCGGCCGCGGGCATTGGCGGCACCTCCACGTCTTCGGGCATGAGCATGGGCAACCAGTCCGGGTCGAGCTATGGCACGAATACGGGTTCGGGAACGCAGCATATGACAGGCTCGTCAATGGACGTAAGCAAACAGAAGCCGGGTGTAATGGGCACGCTCGGCGGATTGCTCAGCGCTGGCGGCGCGCTTGGCGGATTATTCTAGGAGACGACTATGGCGACATCTATTGGGCTTGAAGATCTCATCCAGAAGGGTCCGGATCGTGGTGGCGTGACTGCTGACATGCTTCGCACTGGCCCAGATGTCGGCGGCGTAACTTCGGACATGGTGAGATCCGCCCCGATGCAGCCGGGGGTGCTTTCGCAACTTCTGGGTGGTGGCGCGCTTGGCTCTCCTGCCGTGGACGCTGCTGCAGGTGCTGCGCAAGGCCTGACCATTGACGGCATCATGCAGTTGCTTGAGCAGTATGGGCCGCAGATCGAAAAGGCGCTGCCGGGACTGATCAAGGGCGGACAGATGATTGGCGGTGGTGGCGGTGGCGAGGGCAACGACGGGCCGCAGCCGTATAACCCATCGATGCAGTACCCGGCATCCGCACCGCTTCAGCAGTCGCAGCCGATGCCACAGATGCGAAACATTCTACAACAGTTGCCACCGATGCCAGCGCAGCGTCCGATTCAAATGGCGCCGATGCCGCGGGCGAATCCTTACGGAGGCTGATATGGCCATTCTTGACGTTCTTTCGAATCCCGGCCTCTGGAACGCCATTGGCAGCGTTGGCGAAGGCTTGCAGTCTGCGTCGCAGGGCCGGGCTGCAAACCAGGCTCCGTATATGGCGAACGCTGCAAACATCCAGCAGCAGCGGCGGGCAGATAAGGCGCGAGAGCGTATTTTTGGCGGTGGGGCTCCGCAGCAGGGTCAGCAGGGTCAGCAGCCGCAACCGGGCATTCTCGGGCAGATGGATCCACGACAGCGCCAAACGCTCGAAGCGATCTACGAGGCGAACCCGCAAGCGGCCATGGAGATCATTGCCCAGCAGCAGTTTCCGGAACAGGGCGATCCGACCGCGCGCTACAAGGTTGTCGGCGGCCGTCTGGTTGACTTGCTTGGCCCGGGTGGCCCGTCTGTCGCGATCGGCGCTGAGCCCAAGCAGGAAAGCATCGGTGCGCGCTACAAGGTGGTCGATGGCCAGTTGATTGACCTGATGGCCGAGGGTGGTCCGTCTGTTGCGATTGAGGGACAGCCCAATCTGCCGGGTGCTGTCAATGAGTACAACTATGCTGTGGGTCAGGGCTATCAGGGCACATTCGAAGATTGGAAAAAGCAGAACAAGGGCGGCGTCACCGTCAACACCGGCGGGCCTGATGTAGTCAAGCTGACTGAGGGACAGAGCAAGCTCGCTCTATTCGGCAATATGATGAAGTCAGCAATGCCGGTGATCGACAAGCTGGAAACGGAATTCAACCCGGCGAACCTGTCTGACGCTCTTGCGGAACAGGCGGGGCTGCCGGGAAACTTCGTGAAGTCGGACGAGTACAAGGCCTATAAGTCCGCTGCCAACATGTGGCTTGAGGGGATCTTGAGGCTGGCGACGGGGGCAGCAGCGACGCAGCCGGAAATTGACCGGTTGTTTCAAACGTACTTCGCACAGCCGGGTGATGATCCTGGGACGATCGAGTTCAAGCAGAAGCAGCGTAAGGAAGCGGCTGCGGCCGTGCAGCAGGCATCAGGTGGGTTGGTCAATCCGAACGATCCGAATTCACCTGGAATCGTCGCCCCGGCTGCACCGACGGATATGTCCGACGATGAACTGAGGAAGGCTCTAGGGTGGTAAAATCATTCGAAGGCATGAGTGAAGCCGACATGCTCGCGCGCATCATGGATGCGGAGGCTGGGCAAGAAGGCGTTATGGGCAAGCTCGCGGTTGGCGCCGTGATCCGGAACCGCGCGAAAACGGGCGGCTATGGCGATGGCATCAAAGGGGTCATCACGAAGCCCGGACAGTTCTCGGCAATCAACGATGTGACCGGCTACGCGAAAGGCCAGGGTGCCAACGATATCTTCTGGCGGCCACCGAGCCAGGAAAGCCAGGCGATCGCCAACGCTGTTCTGGCCGGTCAGTACGAAGACCCGACCGAGGGCGCTACGCACTATTTCAATCCCAAGGCTGCGAATCCGAAGTGGGCCAAGGGCAAGCCGTTTCGGGCGATCGGCAACCATGTATTTGGCAACGCTGATGCGGGGCGTGTTGTCCAGAAAGGCCCAGACCGCGGTGGCGTGGATGCCAGCATGGTCAAGGGCGGCGGTGGCGCGACTGCGCTGCAGGGTGGCCCGTCTCGGGATGAATTGGAAGCAGAGGCCCGTCGCCGTGGGTTGTACAACCGGAATGACCTTGAAGCGGAAGCGCGCCGGCGTGGAATGACGCCACCGACCGAACAGGTGCAGCAGCCACAGGCAGGACAAAGCCAGCAGCCACAAATGATGCCGGACCCGCGTGACGCTGCAGACGTGCAGAACGCGCTTGCCCAGCTTGAGCCAGCGCAGCCACAGGCACCACAGATGCCGCAGGGCCCCGCGCATGGGATGATGCCTCCGCGGCCGCAGGGATTGCCAGCACCGCCCGATCGGCAGGGAATTGGCAGTACGGTTCTTGACGCCTTTACACAGGGCGCAGCGGCGGGCTTTGGTGACGAGCTCACGGCCGCAGAGGCTGCAGTTCTGGGCAAGACGCCAGAGGGTGGTTTGTTTGATTACAGCCAGCCAATCGGTGAACGGTATGACCGGGCGCTTGAGGCAGAGCGAGGACAGCAAGCGCAGGCGCGTGAAACCAACCCCTTGTTGACTGGTGCCGCTGAGATGGCGGGTGCTGGTGCGTCTTTGGCCGTTCCCGCTGGTACGGCGATGGGCGCGGTCAAGGGTGCAAGTCTTCCGGTGAAGGGCGCTGTGGGCGGCGCGACTGGCGCGGCGCAGGGTGGCGTTTACGGATTTGGCGAGGGTGAAGGCGGGCTGGAAAACCGGCTGGAGAACGCTGCAGATGTGGCAACGGTAACGGGTGCGGTGAGTGCTGCGCTGCCGTTCGCTGGCCGCGGCGTCCAGAAGGTTCTGGATCTTGCGAAGACAGCAGTAGGAAGCCCGACGATCAAGGCGGTTGCTCCGACGCTCCAGGAGATGAAAACCAAGGCCGGGGCGCTGTTCAAGGCGGCTGAGCAGAATGGCGCGGTGGTATCACCGACAGCGTTCGGCAATATGGCGCTGAAGCTGCAGTCCAAGATCGCCAAGGAAGGCATCGACAAGACGCTTCACCCCAAGGCCTATGCCGCACTTACGCGCGTGCTTGAGGATGCGGCAACGGGATCGCCGACGCTGGGCAATCTCCAGACACTTCGCCGGGTGGTGGGAACCGCTGCAAAGAGCCTGGAGCCTGACGAGCGTAGGTTGGCCAGTATGATGATTGACGAGATGGATGATTTCGTTGCGAACCTGAAGGACAAGGATCTTATCGGGGGCATTGTCGGGGACGCACCCAAGCAGATGGCCGAGGGGCGCGCGCTTTGGGGGCAGATGCGCCGGGCGGAAATCATTGAAGATGTGATCGAGAAGGCTGGGGATGCTGCATCGGGGTTTGAAAACGGCGTGCGGATTGGGTTCCGTGCGCTGCTGAAGAACAAGAAAAAGCTGCGTGGTTTCAGCAAGGATGAAATCGCGGCAATGCGCCAGATTACGCGAGGGGGCAACCTAACCGAGCGTGGACTACGGGTGCTCGGCAAGCTATCATTCGACAGGAGCGGTTCAACGAACTTCCTTGGCGGGTCCATAGGTATCGCGGGCGGCGCAGCAGTAGGCGGGCCTCTTGGGGCGATTCTTGTTCCGCTGGCAGGTCAGGCGGCGCAGGCGGGCAGCAAAAGAATGACCGGTAACGCCGCGCAGGCAGTGCGGGACATGGCAGCAGGAGGGGCACCGGTGGGCAAGACTGTTACGCAAAAAGCGCTGGAAGCAGAGCTACAGCGCCGCCTCCAGCAGATAGGGGCCAGTGCGACCCCCGTGATTGCAGATCAGTGATGGCTTACGAGATCCAGCCAATCGCCATTTCACGGACCCAGCCGAGGGTTTCGGGAAAGATGAACGAAAAGCCGATGATGGTCGGGCCGATGTACAGGCAGGGCGCGAAGATGAAAACGGCGATCAGTGCGACAGGGGCGTCAACAAGCGATGCCGTGATGATCTGGACGATGTAATCGATGACCCTGATAGCCACGAGAACCGAGAAAACAACAAGGGCGAATTGCGGGGGCGTCAAGCCGGATACGTGTTCCATGAGGGGCATTATATCACCGCCGCCAATAAAAGATAGGGCTAAATAGCATGGTCGACATCCTACCGAATGAGTTTAGCCGGAACGCGGACGACAACACGTCGTTTCCGGATGGCGCGGGCGGGTTCCTCAATCTTGGCGAGGGGTGCCGGCCTTCCAACGTAAACGACGGAATGCGGTCACTGGCTGCGTCCCAGGCGGCGGCATGGGGTGGCTTCGTTGCAGCGGCCACGCGGCCTACCGACTTGATTGCGCACCGTTTCTGGCGGGATACGTCAGACGTCAACGTGCATGTGATCTACTACTGGGACGGGTTCCAGGATCACTTCCAGTTTGCGGTCAACCCGGTTTCGGGCGGCACGGTCACGTCGAGTATCCTGGTCTTCGAGGACTTCGCATCGCTGGCCGCTGCCTATGTTCCAGCCGGGACGCCACAGGTTGCGGTCAAAGGCCGTACATCCAACAATGACGGCGGGTTCACGTACTTCGCCAACGTCCCGACGGATCCGGGGCACCTGCTCAGCACGCAATCTGCAGACGGTCAGTTCTGGCAGGGCATGCCGCTGAACGGCGAAATCAGCAACCTGCAGTGTGGCGAGACGGGCATCGGCGGCGACGACACTGCGGTTCTCAACGGCACCATTGTTGCGGCGACGGCGCTCAAGTGCAACGTGCTGCTGATCGGCGACCTGATCGGCAACCTGGACATCGGCGACGGTGTGGGCACGCTGGAAGCACCGCCATTCGTCCGCGGTCTGGGTTGCACGTACAACGGGGCATATTCGGATGCATCCACGCGCCTTAGGCCATTCAACGACGCATGGCCGATCGTTTCATTCAACGGCGTGCGCAGAGCTCGGATCTCGGACATTGGCCTGATCGGGAATGTCGCGATCGACACCAGCAACTTCGTGGCCACGGGCGTGACGCCCACAACCGACGCATACTGGGAAGGCATCTTTGGGGTTCGTCAGCGGTACTCGCCTCCCTCCGCTATTGCGATCGATCCGATTGCAGGGCCCACGCCTCCGGGTGGCGGCTACGTTGGCAAGACCTACCTTGGATCCGGGCATCAGTCCTCGGACGTGAAAATGAACGGGCTCGAAATCATGTCGGTTGACGCTGGCGTGGTTGTCCAGCCGGGTGACTACGACGCCAATGGTGACTTCCCCGGGGCCGAGGATACGCGGTTTACCTGCGTGCGGGATGCATGGTCGGTCGGCAACAGCCAGTCGCGCAACTCACGTCTGACGCGATGCGCGTTCAACCGGGTGCATACGGTCGTCGCCACGGACATTCACGGACGCCAGAACGGTCGCTTCTTGGGCAGCCTCAACGGTTGCTACGGTGCGGGCTACATTGGCCGGTTGGTCAGTGCGCGCGGTCTGTCGCAGCCGGGTCCGATCCGGTTCATTGATTCGGACTTCGAGAGCATCCACCGCCTGTACGATCTGAACGGCAACACAGCGCAGGAGGGGCACCTGGTCTTCGAGGGCGGGTCGATCAACTTCCGCCACGAAAGCCAGGACGTCGTTCCGGGCGAGGTCATGAGCGGGCTAACAACTGGCGGGTCGGTGGTTCGTAACGCTGGCTTCAAGACGTTCAACAGCACAACGCTTTCCGGATCGCGCGAGTTCCTGAATTTCAATGCAAGCAACGTGACGTTCAACGAAGGCGCCTATGTGAAGCTGGAATCGTCGGACCCTGTGGCAGTCAACGCATATGCGGCAATGTTCGGTTTCGGCAGCATTGACACGATTGCGCCGATCACGAACCAGCAGCTTTCAGATGGCACCGACTTCGTAACGCCATCTGCGCCTTCGCCCAACACCACGGCACAGATCGTTATCACCAGTGTTGTCGGCGACACCGTGACATTCACAGGCGGTCCTGATTTCACGACGTACAACATCAATACGTTGATCCGGGATCGGGACGGCCTGGCAAGCGGTACGTGCATGTTCCGGACTTCCGCGACCACGGCGCGACTGATCACGAACTTCGATTTCAATACCAATCAGGTGCTGGAAGCGATACCAACAAGCGGGATTACCTGGCAGTTCATCAAGTTCTAGGGGGCGGCGCATGTTCACGTTCGATTTCTCGATAGGCGGCCGGGCCATTGGCGGCGGTGCGCCCATCCCCTTCAACGGGGGGCTCATCGTCAACGGTGGGTTTGAGGATGCACTGAACGACTGGGCGGCTCTTGGGTTTGGCGAAGGCGCCACGGGTGTTGTCACGCGAGAAGCGCTGTTCCTTGATGGACCGGTCCTGGCTTTTGAATTCACGAACACCGCTGCCCGGGGTGTCCAGCAGACCGTTACCGTCGAGCCTGGCGTACCTTACGATTACAGTTACACCGTTTACAATTCGATCAGCACTGGCGATCTGCGCTTTCAGGTAAACGGTGATGTGTCCGGCAATATTGTCAGCGAAGACACGTTGACGGACGATACGATTGTCAACGCGACCGGCACGATGACGACCGGCGCATCTGACACGGCGGTGACGGTCTTCCTGCGCACCCGGGCGAACGGGGCATTCAACACCGAGATTGACAACGTGCGGTTCCAGCTCACGGCGCCGGTGGCTGCCAATGCGCTGCCTGACGTTGTGTTCACTGCTGGCGTTCCAATCACGCCCATCGATGTGGCTGCGGACTTCACTGGCGGCGGCATGACGTACACGCTGACGTCCGGCCAGATCCCGGATGGCCTGGTTCTGTCAGGACTGGGCGTTCTCAGCGGCACGCCAACCACGGAAGAAATCGAGGTTGTCGAGTTCACCGGGACGAACGTCTCGGGATCGGCTGCAACGTCATTCCAGATCGCAGTTGGCGCGGCGCTCGTTGCTCCGGTCAATACGATCCTGCCGATCGTGGCTGGCACGTTCCAGATTGGCGAAACGGTATCTTGTCAGCCTGGCACATGGACCGGCAACCCGACGCCGACAATCACAACGCAGTGGACGCGCGCCGGTGTGAACATCCCAGGCGCGACGTCCAGCACATACACGCTCGTTGCGGCTGACGATCAGCAGTTGATCAGTTGCGAGGAAACGGCCACCAACTCGCAGGGCTCGGCCACGGCGGACGCAATCGGCGACACTCCGCTGTATGTTCCACCAAGCGCACTTGGCGCGCTGCCTAACCAGACATATACCGGCAACACGGGCGTCCAGACGATCGCAACTGCTGGCGACTTCACAGGTGCAGGCGGTGCGTTCTCTCTGGCAACCAGTGACCCGGGCGTGACGATCGACACAGGAACCGGCGTTATCTCGGTCGACACGGTCGCGACTGGCACGATCAACGCAGAGAACATCACGGCGACCTATACCAACTCGGGCGGGTCGGCGAACAGTTCCTTCTTCCTGACAGTCACTGCTGGCACGGCCACGATCGATGAAGACTGGTACTGGCATGTTGTCAGCCTGACCCACAACGGCAACCTCCCGGAAGATGGCGGCGCATACGTTGGCAACGCATCTGAGGTCTCGAGCAACGTAACGCTGCGGTCCTCGGGCGACGTCATCATTGACTACACAACGCTGCCGAACCTGACGAACCCGCTGACGAACAACTTCGTGCACACCACCGGAGCGGTTGGCGCGAACGTCGATCACATCTTCGTGGACGCGCAGAACTTCATCGGGGAGCCCACCAGCGGCACCGCATACGATGGTGCGGTCAACGGCATGGCCGGCACTTGGGCTTTCTTCAACACCCAGTGGGGCACGAACCCCGAGGTCTCGATCCTCACATCCATTCCGGAGCCCGGCGTCCTGTCTGTACCGTGGTCGGGTCTTCCCGCGGTAACCACGCGGCAGGAGTTCACCGAATGGTCCAGCTACTGTAAGGGAAACGCGCGCAGGGACTGGTTCAACACAACGCTGGTCAACGGTGCTTCTGCAGCCCAGCCAACCGGTACGTTCGGCTCGGTCGACGTCATGGAGTTCATCTGGGATGCCATCCGCGGCACGGCCCTGAACGACTACACCTGCGCGGACTGGTACTCGGACGCGGCACCGCACGGCAACCCGGACTGGTACGCAATCCAGGGTATGACCATCTGGACAATCATGATGGTTCGGGAAGGTGTGACGCCTGTTCCGTATCCCACAGCAACGGTAACCTGGGAAGCCGGGGTCACGGCCACGTTCATCGCCGAATCCGCAGCAGTTGCCACGCGCCTCTCGGAACTGGTGCAGGGTATCCCGGTTGTGCCGAACGCACCGCAGACGGACGAAATCACGGTCGCCACGGGTACGGGCGCCGCTGGCATCCAGGTCACGGTCGTCTCGGTTCCGGAAGTGCTGACCAACATCGAATACAGCCTTGATGGCGGATCGGGCTGGCAAAACCTCGGACGGACCACGGCGGGCATCCAGGACATCACGGCAACGGCGGGCAACAACGTCTACGACATGATGTTCCGTTACACGAACGCCACCGGCACCGGTCGGGTGTCCACTTCCGATGATAACAATCACTGGCGCGTTACCTCAAACGCAGGTGTTGACGTCACCCCGCCGACGCTGACCGTTCCTACAGACGACGCTAACGGCGACACTGCATCAACCGCATCGGTCAGCACGAACGAAGGCAACGGCATATTGTACGCGGTTGTCACGACGTCAGCGACGGCACCCAGCGTTGCCCAGATCCAAGCAGGCCAGGACAACACCGGTGCGGCAGCAGCGTTCTCGGCATCGCAGGCGGTATCGGGAACCGGCGTGCAGACGATCACTCCTGCGCCCTCGGGCCTGTCTGCATCAACCGCCTATACAACGCACTTCCAGCATGCGGATGCGTCTGGCAATGACTCGACCGTGGCAAGCGCATCAGGCTTCACCACTGACGCAGCACCTGATGTGACTGCTCCAACATTGTCCTCGCCGACTGATGCCTCAAACGGTGAGACTGCGTCTACGGGTTCCGTCTCGACCAACGAGGGGAACGGCACGCTTTACTGGGTCGTGACAACCAGCGGCACAGCCCCGTCCGTGGCGCAAATCCAGGCGGGACAGGACAACACAGGCACCGCCGCCACAGCCTCCGGCAATCAATCCGTTTCAGGCACGGGCGTCCAGACCATCACCCCCGCCCCGAGTGGGCTTACGGCGTCGACGGCCTACACTACCCACTTCCAACATGCCGATGCTGCTGGGAACGATTCCGCGGTGTCGAGTGCATCGGGCTTCACCACTGATGCGGCTGCAAGCTCCCAATGGACTGCCTGGCGCACCGCTGGCACCGTGGCGATCGACGGTGCCAACGCTGGCGGCGAATGGGATCCGGCCCCGAGCGTTTCGGTGCTTGCCACAGCAGACAACAGCAATGCCAACCTCTTCATCGGGTCCAGCACCGCAGAGTATGCGGAGGGCGTCTTCGCAACCAACTTTGGGTTCTCCACTGGAGAGATTCCGGCATCTTCTACCATCAACGGAATTGAGGTCAGGTTTGTAGACAGTCAAAGTGATATCGGCGGGCGGCCTTGGTACTACACAAACGTATTCATCACGGTGGACGGATCGACCAACGACGGCACTGCAAAAAGTCCAACGTCTGACACTGTGACCTCTGCTACAGGCGACACAATCACCATCCCATCCACTGGAGGTGATACCGACGTCTGGGGAACCTCGATCACAGATAGTGAAGTGCGCGGGACCAACTTCGGAATTCACTTCTCGTGTGGCGCTACAGCGGAAACGCCTGTCCTGGCGGCAACCGACCAGTTGGAGATCCGGGTGAACTACACGTAGGGACGGCTTGTGCCGCGTTGGTCGCCGTCTTGGTTCTTTGATTGGGTGGCCCGAGCGCAAGGCAAAGTGGTTGCGGAAGGGCTAGAGCGGGAGTTATAATTTGGTTAATCCATCAGACAGGCGCACGCCGCCTGAAACTCCCGAGGAGTATGCCTATCTATGGGAGGGTGCCCGCAAGGCGCACGACGCATGGCCGGTAACGTCGGCGCTGCTCGCCATCTTCAACAACTGGAAGGGTATCGCCATCGGGCTGGCGGCCGGAATCGCAATGGGGGGGAAGGACCTCCTGAGCGCGCTGGGGTTAATGCCATGACCACCGTCTATTCAACGATCACGGTCGGGCTGTTCGCGCTTCTGGGATACGCTGCGACGGTGATGATCAGCACGATTGCAACCGTCGATCCGGTCAGGATGGAACTGGAATATCTGCGCTTCGAGAATGGGCATTTCTATCAGCACGTCTCAGTGAGCGGCGCGCAGGTGATCAACGGCAAATGGTCTGCCAGGATCTGGCGGGAACTTGATGACGAAACGCTGGTGCCGCTATGCGCTGGCGGCGGCACGTTCCCCTACAACGGGGAGCCCAGCCAGGCGATGGACCCGAGTTACTGGACAGACGACGAATGCCCCGAAATCCTGCCCGGTGATGCTGCGCTGGCATCTTGGGAATACACCGACGAGAATGGCCTGCAACGTCGCTTCTCTGGCACGCTTAGAATCGAATAGGAACCACCATGCCGAACACATACACCCGCGGACAGATCAGCAAGGCCAACATTCTAGGCCGGGGCACCGTCGAGATTGGCGATGAAATCGAGGGCAGGAAGATCACCGAAATGGAATTCCGGGGCGGCCGGTTCTTCCTGTTCGCAGAAGACCCAACGCCGCATGTGATTGCCTCCTGGCCGGACAAGATGGTTGGCATGGTTGTTCGTGATGTGCCGACAAATTAACTGGTAGGGAAGCAGTATGACCGGAATCATGGTGAAGGTCGGCGCGTCTGCTCGGGGGCACCACCCTTGCGCCGGCTGGACCCGTGGTGAGCGGCTGTCACGTCGTCGTCCTTGGCGTGGGGTTCTGCCTGATGTTGGAGGGGACTCAGGAAAATGAGTGATGAAAATGCTGAGTGGCGTGGTAAGATTAAAGCAGACGTTCAGCACGTTAAGGACGACGTCAACGATCTGAAGCAGACGACGACCGTATTGAAGGAGCGTCAGGCTGAAATGTGGCTGTGGTTCAAAGCGATCGCGTTTCTGGTGGCGGGCCTGGTTGTGGCATTCAGCAAGAACTTGATCAAGGCGTTTTGGGAATAGCGAATGCACATTTCAACCATACTGGGGGCAGCGTTTCTGGCGGTAGTATCCGTCTGGACCGCCGTCGATACGTGGAAGGTCGCGAGCGGGCCTAAGCCCACCCCTATTTTCCAGACGACTTCATTCCTGGTAAACGGAGACAGCCCGTCAGGAACAGCCACGCAAAGGCTCATGCGTGATGACGTGACTATCTGCGTCCGGACGATCGATCTAAGCAGCGAGCCAGCAACCAGCGTTCCCGAGTGGGTGCGCGATAAGTGTGGTAGCCTTTCCGGTGACAGGCTCGAGCAGACGTTTGAAATCGAGACGACGAGCAACAGGGTGACATTGAACGTCGTTTCCGTGAGGCGATAAAGGACAAGGACACATGGCGGATCTGGATTTAGGCGATACCAGGTTGATCATCGAAACATGCAAGGACTTCGACTTACTCAGGAACCAGGCGGCGTATGTGCTGGCCACGGCATTCTGGGAAACCAACCGGACAATGCATCCCGTGCAGGAGGCCTACTGGCTGTCCGAGACATGGCGTAAGAACAACCTCCGCTATTATCCATGGCACGGTCGCGGCTACGTTCAGTTGACGTGGGAGCGCAACTATGTGCGCGCCGGCAAAGAACTGCACATGGATCTGACGACGAACCCGGCGGTGGCAATGGAACCGACCACGGCCGCGGAGATCCTCGTGGCTGGCTGCAAGGAAGGCTGGTTTACCGGGAAGAAGCTCCGGGACTACATCACCCTGCAGCAGTCGGACTACAAGGGCGCCCGCAGGATCGTCAACGGCACGGACAAGGCCGCGGCTATCGCAGGCATTGCCAAGGATTACGACGCGGCGCTGCTGGCTGAGGGCTACGGTGTGACGGATGACGAACCCGTCACGCCTCCGGTGATCGACAAGCCGGACACGCCGCCCAAGGAACACCCGATTCAGTCCAAGACGATCATGGCCACGCTCTTTCAGCTTCTAGCCGCCTTGGGTGCGTTCGGGACCGCGATCTGGGAAAGTGCATCAGAAAACGTGCAGATGATCCTCGCAGTTGGTATGATGCTGATCATCGCGGCCGCGTTCTTTATCATGCGCGAGCGGCTGAAGAAGTGGGCTGACGGGATCCGATAATGTTCACATGGTTTGCGACATCGAAGATCGGGCGATGGGTTGCGGTGGCCGGGGCGTTGATCCTGGCCGCGCTCACGCTCCGGGCGAAGATCCGAAAGGACGCACAGGATGACATGGAACTGGACCAGCGGAAAGAGACGGACAAGCGCGTTGCAGAAGGACGGCAGGCGGCCAGCGATACTCGCGAGCGGCTTGCTGATGCTACTTCTGACGAGCTTGACAGCGAGCTGCGCGACCGGGGGCTATAAGCCTGGTTGCCAGACCTACGCAGAGCAGAAGCGTGGGTTAATCGGGGCAGACGCCCCAGCCACTCCGGACGGGGTCAAGCGCCGCGTTCTCGAGATGGACAACGCAATGACGGCAAGCTGCCGCTAACCAAGGACATCAAGGACAAATGGATAAACTGAGCAACCAGGAAGTGCTGTCAGGCATCGAGAAGCGGCTTGCCGTGAGCGAGGAAGCCGATCGCGAGATTTTCATCATGCTGCTGAACGACATCAGGCCGTTCGCAGAGGACGACTGCAACAAGGACTATCTCGACCATACCGAGGCATTCTCCCGGATGTACTTCGACAAGCTGCACTGGCATCGGAGTGTCCGCTCCTGCGCTGAGCGCGGTGATCCTGAACTGAACTTCGGGAGCAAGTGATGTGGTGGCCGATCTGGGCATCCGCTGCGGCCGTCATGATTGTCGGCTTGTGGTGGGTGCGCGATCGGTCAGCAATGATTGGGGCGGTCATCGTCCTGGCTGGCTTGCTTGCGACGCAGGCGGGCTGGCCACCCAGAATTCACGACTTGGCAGCATTAACTATTTGGTCAGTTGCCGTAGCGTTAATAGTTATTTCTACTAGGCCCAGTATTATAGCTTTACTATTCGCCATACTCATTCCGCTGTGCTACCTTCCGGTTGTCGCCTTCGGGGCGCACCCGCTGAACTGGTACAGGCTCTCAGATGCATGCGGAATTGGTCTTCTACTTGCCCTCATGGGGTCAGGCATTCTTACCTGGCGCAGTGGGCCTTCTCATCGCGCTGGACTTGTGCATAACGGGCCTAGCCGCAAAGGTGTTGCTCGGGCGTTTCAGAGACTGGCGCGCGCGCAGGAAAAAGCAAAGCCGGAAGCCCTGACAGATCTTTAGGCGTCCGCATCCTTTCTGCGGTGGGCAACGCCTGCGATCCAAACCGACGCCGCCCACCGATCCAAGCGCATCATTGCGCCGGAGTTCGTGAATTCAGATTTGCAAACTCGCCGTGATGCTTTTCGGCTGCGGCGTCGTAGGCGCGTGCTGCTTCGAGTTCACAGACGAAATATCCGAGGTGGCGCGCCTTGCTGTCCACCTTGATGCTAGCCTGCCATTTCTGGGCAGCCCTGTGCCAGTTTACCCCAAGGAATTTGGACGATCCGAATCCAGTCTGGTTCATGCGCTGCTGGGATGCCGTGGCTGCTCGGAGATTTGCGAACCTATTGTCGGCGCGGTCATTATTGATGTGGTCTATCTGCTCGACGGGGTCTGATCCTGTCATGATCTTCCAGGCCAGGCGATGCGAGAGGTGGTACGCGCCACTGATCCCGATCTGGCGATACCCCCTGGGAGTCTGGCACCCAGCGATGGACCCAACGCGAACACCGCCCCGACTGATCTTCCAGCGGAAATCCCCAGTCAGCGGGCAGTAATCCAAAATTTCACGCAGCATCTCGGCAGGCGGAAGCGGGTTGAACCATTGCATGGCAATTCTCCTTTACTGCGGTGAGGGTCATCCCCGGCAATTCCGTCGTCACGTCCCCTCTGCCGGTTCAACCGGGGCCGGTGCCTGCTGGTTTCCCATGATACGCGCCAGAAGGCAGATAATCGCATACAATGCGGCAATGGCAGCGTCGTCAGTTCTGTCCTGAAACCAGGAATAACCGGACAACAGAAGGAGGAACATTACAGCGAGTTTCGTCATAGCGGCGCATCCAGATTTCCCAGCATGTCGAGTGCGATTTTTCGCGCTGCTCCAGACAGTGCATCGATCTTGGCCCGGCCGCCGGTGCAATCGTAAACCGTGCCAAATCCGCAATCAGGACAACGGGCATCGAATTTAGCCCCAGCCAATTCATAAGCCATGCTTTCGATCCTGCTGCTGTATCGCCGCCCGCCACACGCCCACATCCACCCGCATTGATCGGGGTAGATACGGGCTAAGTCTGGTAATTTTATCACTCCGATGCCTCCTGCAGCCGCCCTACGTGCTTGCGGAATACGTCGTCCAGAATGCGGTCAATGTCTTCGGCGGTCATGGCTGCTTCTCCCACTGGCCGGACAGAACCCACTCGGCGGCTTCTTCCTTGGTCTCGAACCGTTTATTGGTCGGAAGCAGCGTCTGAGCCGCGGCAGCTATGATGAAAAGCCCCATCACTGCCCCGATCAGATTGATCGACCAGTGCCCATTCAGCACCAGTTCGTTGATCACCGGAATAAAAATGGCCATCCCCAATGTCGCGAACGCGCGAAGCATCTGGAGCGCCGTAGACGGCGGCCTCTCGATTCGGATGTCCAAAAGTGTCGGGTTGCTTGTCATAGCTGCATCTCCATGATTTCCATGCTTCGAGCATGCGCGGTTTAATCGGGGCGGTCAATATCTAATGTGTGAACAGGTCGCTTTAAATTCGCAATTTCGATGGCGTCCAGCGTCAGCCGCAACGTCGCCCGATCGCAAACCGCGGCCAGCTTGTCCAGACCCGATGCCCGGAGCGTGTCGGCTACCTCGCGAAGTTCCACGGCCAGGGGTTTCATCGCTTCACCACCGTGCCGTCGAATTTCCGTTTGAGCCCGGACGCCTTGGACCCGGGGATAACGCTGCGTGTCGTCCGCTTGATGCCTGAGCTACGCTGGCGCATGCGCTCGGCCTTGCGTATAGACTTCACATCGCCCGCCGTCTTCGCCTTGTGGCAGACCTTGCAGAGCGGCTGCAGGTTTTCGATCTCGTCGTCACCGTGCAGCTCAAGCGGAATTACGTGGTCCCAGTCCAGACCAGCAGAACCGCCCACCTTGCAGCCGCAGTCCGCGCACTTGCCGTCAAACTCAAGCAGGCGGGCCGCTTTGGCTCGGGCTGAGAATTGGCGTCGGGTCATTTCGGCGGCTCCGGCAGCGGCATCCAGTGGGTGGGGGCGTCGTCATCAATTAGCGTATCGCCGTCCCGCATGACCCAGCAAAAATAATACGGGTTCCAATGTCCGAACCATATCTGATTGGTGAAAGATCTCTCTGGGCCAAGGCACAAAAGAATTTCACGAACAGTTTTAGGCGCGGTCTCGATTGGTTGCCAGGTCATTCCCATCCCTTCCCTTTTGCATGGTCCCGACACGCCTGCGCAATATCGGTGGTGTATTCGTTGGACTCCTTGAGCCCCTTGATGAACCCGCCCATTTCCTCCGGGTCCTGGATTGTGCTGATCTGGAGTTCCAGGTGCAACTTGCGTTCGGGGGTCATAGCCTGCTCTCCGCCCGTCTGTTCGCTTCGCCGTTCATGTGGTCCTCCCGCTGCATCTTCGCATATGTCACGCGCAACTTTGCCCGTCGCGCTGCTGCTGACGCCTCGATGATCTTCCGCCTGTGCTCGCCCCATTCATCCGAGATCCGCGCATTCCGGTCCTTCTCTGCGTGCGAGCTGCCCGGCGATCGGGATACAATCTCGGCCAGCACGTCATTCTTGGAGCCCTCCAGGAAGTCGGCCGCGTCCTGAAGGTCTAGCCACTCCGCAGCGGCTAGCCTCCATCGCTCGGTGAAGTGTGATGCGTGCGGGTTCATTAGACGCTTTCGAGATCATGGATGGCGATGTGCACTTGCCCCATGTCCATTGTGCTCCGGTACATCCTGAATCCGTCGGCGTTCAGGTTCTCCTTCTGCGTGCCCCACTTGAGGTTGCCGGGGCGATTGTTCGCTGCGTTTTCATCGATATGCATAACAACGGCATCATCAAACGGCGCGATCCCGTGGAATGCCTCACAGACCAAGCGGTGCACCTTGTAGCATTTACCCTTGTAGACAGTGATGAACCGGCCCGCGTCTTTAGCCCAAACGCCGAAAATAGGTTCGCCGCCATACTGTCTCTGGCCGCCATTCGGCAGATCTCCGAAATAAGGGACAACCATCAGTCGCCCTTCCGACGAAGCGATATGACTCGGCAAAGACGGAATCTTTTTCCAGACCTCCCCAAGCATCAGCGGACCTCTGGTGCGAATGGTATATCGTCATCGAGTCCAGCGCCGGCTGCCGGTGCTTGCTGCTGCGATCCAGCGTTGTAAGGCTGGCTGCCCTGCTGCTGGCCTCCCTTGCCATCTAGAAACACCATTTCACCAGCGAACGGGCGCAGCGCAATCTCGGTCGTGTAGCGATCCTGCCCACTCTGGTCCTGCCATTTGCGGGTCTCAAGCTTCCCCTCTAAGTAGACTTTCGAGCCTTTGCGGAGATACTGTTGCGCCAATCCGACGAGATGTTCACTGAAGATGGACACCCGGTGCCACTCGGATTTCTCCTTGCGCTCTCCGGTCGTCCTGTCTTTCCAGCTTTCAGACGTAGCGACAGAAAGGCTGCAAACCTGACCGCCGTTCGGGAAGCTTCGAACCTCGGGGTCGGCACCTAGATTGCCGACTAAGATTACCTTGTTAACGCTGCTCATGCTGTTTCCTTTACCTGAATTTCGGTTTTCTTGGCGTCTTTCGCGTCGATCAGGGCCTGTGGCGGCAACCTGTTGAACTGGGCCTTCCATGTCCGGTTGATCGTGGACCATGTGGTCTGGAGCTCTTCCATGCTTTCGACCATGCCGATTGCCTCCCGGTCGCCTGCGATCGCCTCGTCGGCCTTGAGCTCCGCGGTGACATCCGACACGTTCGCCTTGGTCTTGTCGTAAAGAGCCAGGCCGAACTGATTGCCGAACGTTCGCAGCGCGCGCTTCAGAGCGTCGGTGACAGCTTCCTTGATGGCGCTGTCGTGGGAATCGCCTTCGTTCCCCATCTGACCTTGACCGTGCCCGACGTCCGTTCTGCTGACTGCATCCACGGCAACGGTGACGGTCGCCGCGTATCCGACATAATGCTTCCCGCTCTTCTCGGCCTGGTTTGTCTTTACCAAGGCGTCGAGAGAGTAGGACCAGCCCGCGAACCCGAAGATCCGATTGGCTTCTGCGATGACGTGCCAGCCTTCGACGTACTCGCCGTACTTGCCCTGTGGGGGCGGCTTGACGTGTTTCGTGTCGAGCGGCTTTTGCAGCTCCGTTGTAATTCCATCCCAGTCAAGCATGCTCAGGCTCCATAAGTTTCCGTGCTTCGTTTTCCAGGCGTTCGGCGCGCTGCCTATGCTGCTCCGATTCCTCGCCCCGTGTGGCTGCTTCCCGAGCATGAGCGAAACTGGCCCGCAGCTTCAGCTTCTGCGCGCGCTCATATGCTTCATCAAATGTCATCAGTTGGCTCCTGGACCCGCATGGCTTCCCGCTGCTCCAGCGCATCACGCATCGCACCCACGCGCGCAATTAGGGCCTGCGCATCTCGAACGGTTTCGGCACTGATTTCGTCGCCCCGCAGCAAGTCGTAGGTCAGCTTTTCGATCCCTCCGAACAGGAAGTAGCTCTGCGGCGGGCGTGCGCGGGTGAGCTGTTTGGTTTTCGGCAGGCCCTGCATCAGAATGCTCCCGGGAAAAACGCCTGCAGTGAAAAGAGGACGAGGATAGCGAAGGCCACGCTGCCAGCAGCACAGAACGCGGCTGCCCTCCAGATCCGGCCGGGACCGCGCCAATCGCGCTTGACCGAGGTCAGTGGGCGCAGCTCGTGCATTTCGACGTAGTCTGCGGACATGGCGCGGGCTTGATCTTCAGCGGCCGTCTGTATCGCCGGTTCACGGTTGCGAACCTCATCAGTGTAGATCGGCCAGGGTGCGCCCTGCTGGCGGTTCAGCAGTTCCCGCAGGCGGTTCTCGTTTTCCATGAATTGGCTCATGACTTGCCCCTCTCTGCCAGCATGGCGTCGGCGTAGTCGCCAGCCTGAGCCGCCGCGATTTGATATCGTGTTATTCCGGTGCATCCCGGGCCGAACCATGCGTCAATCTCGTATTGATACTGCGCAGTCCCCGTGCATATCGCCGGATTTGACAGCGCCTGCCCTGCGAACCAGTCGCGAAGGGACATGCCGGGATCGCCGCCCTGTTCCGGATTTCCGTGCGCGAACGCTGGCCCGCCGTTGCGCCCAATGTCGCTCATGACTTCCTCCGAACACCGCCGAACGACAGGTAGGCCAGGAAGCCCGTCAAGGCCGCAGCACCGGCAAAGATCGGCTCGGCCCCGCCATACGAGGTCATTCCGTTGGCCGTTGCGACGATACACATCGCGCAAATCATCGACATCAGTGCGAACCAGATGTGGTTGAGAATCATCAGAATCGTTTTCATCCGTTTTCCTCGTCTGCTGCAATTAGTGGGTGCTCGTGGCAGTTGCATGGCTTGGGGTGGTCCCAGCACTTCGGGCAGAGTTTGAGCAGTTCCGCCGCCTGGTTGTACGGGTCCAGCCCTGCCGTTCTCACCAGCCGCAGGGCCAAGCTGATCTGGGTTGTCTCGGTCATGACTGGGCCTCCTGGTTGTCGATTGCTTCGATTGCTTGCGACGCCATCTTCTGGACAAATGCCAGCGTCATTGCCTCGGGTGAGTCCAGCGCGCCGGGCATCTTCAGTGCGCCGCTGATGCTGTTTCGTATCGCGACGAGCTCGCAGCGGATCCCGCGCTGCACGGCTGCGGTGCCGGTCAGGAGGGTCATGAGAAGAACCCCGGGCGACACTCGCCTTCCGGCCAGTATTCCCGCAACACGTCAACGGTCGCGTCATAGCCAATCAGACCTGCGCCGAAATCAGGGGTCGGCACCTTGTCGTGCCAGAGGCGCTGCAAGCCCTCGGGCCAGCTATCCAGGATCATCTGGTCAAACTTGCGCGTGAACTCGGTGCGAACAACGCCGGCATATGTCGCCGGGTGCATGCCGATCGTGGCGCTCGATGTGTAGCATACCGTGCCGCCCATCAGGAAATAGGCGCATGACGAAATGCAGGGTCCGTCGATCACGAAGCCCTTGGCCGTCTTGGCTATCTCCTGCCACTTGAGGTATTCGGTCTGGGCTTCTCCGCCGTTGTCATGCGTGACGGTGTAGATGTCCTCCGATCCGTAGGACGCGCCCTTGTCGCCGATGTGCATGGAGCATCCGGCCAGTGCAGCCGCTGCGATGAGTGAAATGGCTTTCATGACTTAGTCTCCCGGATCAGGCAAAGGATTGCGGTGTATGCGAAGAGTCCTCCCGAAGAGAATAGGATCGGCCCCAGAAATTCCGTGTCGCTCTTTGCTCCGACGTAGAATTCAAACGCGGCCAATGTGGCGAAGATCCCGCCTCTTAATGAGTCGCTCATGATTTGGCCCCCGCGTTCAGCCGGGCTACCTCTTCGTCGCGCGCCTCAGGCGTAGGCCACCAGCGCATCTCTCCCCGGCTAAAGTGCTTCCACTTCCCATCGTGAAAAACGTCGATCCCATACATTACTTCAAGGGTCTTCGTATTGATCCAATCGTTAGGCACGGCTTTCATGAGTCTGCATCCTCGTGAAGTTGATCGCTGATCATCTGCTCATACGGTCCGTCTTCGTCCTGCCCGAACGGCAAGCCTGACAGGTCGTCGGCGTCTGCGGAAAGATCTGCGCCCAGGAGGTAGAGCGCCTTGGCTTCCTCTGCGCGCTCTGCCCAGATACGCTCGTCTGTGAGCTCCCTGGGCGTATAGGCGTCGATCGCCTTGGCTCGGGCCAGCGCGGCCTCCGCTTGCTCTGTGAATGTCTTGTTCGTCATCGGCTGCATCTCCGTTTTGATGCCCCATTATTACCGCGCCCGATATGAATGGTCAAGCAGGAAATGCAATCCGCCGATAAAAAATACACAACCCAGTTGACGCATTAATGGGAATGCCCGATAACGATACCCATGATGACGTTGAAACAATGGAGGCGGGCCAACAAGGTCACGCAGGCAGACTTCGCCGAAACGGTCGGAGCCAGCCAGAGCCACTTGTCCGAGATTGAGAACAAGGGCGGACCGAGCCTTTCCTTGGCTGCTCGGATTCGCGACGCCACCGGTGGGAAGGTTCCCCTTGATGTGTGGGTCGAGAATGACGCCCCAAAGAACTAACGCCTGGGCTTGCCCCCAGATCCAGGCGGTGATCGTGCGCAATGCTTGTCTTGGGCTGGCGCACGGTCTGAAATTCCGGTTTGAGCCGGATCACTCGCAACTGGGACCTCCCGCCCAGATTGCCATCCTTCGGGATGCTCCCTCCGACTTGGCCGGGCCTTCGTGGCCCGGTCCTTTTAGGTTGAGGTAATGGGAAAGCCAGAAGCACAGCTGCAGATCTCCGTCTGTCAGCACCTGGACGTAATTCTCCCCAGCGACGCAACCTACTGGGCGTCATTAAACGAGCGGAATGTTACCAAGTCAACGGGTGCCTACGTGAACCGGATGGGGCGCAAGTCTGGCGTCGCGGATCTCCTGGTTCTCCACGCTGGCCGGTTGATCGCGATCGAACTCAAGACCGACAACAATCCGATCCGCAAAACACGACGAACATATCAGAGCGCGAATCAGAAGGACTGGCAGGCTGACGTTGAACGCTGCGGTGGGTTCTATGCCGTGTGCAGATCAATCGAGGACGTAAGCGGGACGCTGCGAGGCTTCGGCGTTCCAATCAGAGAGAAGACCCACACTTAGCAAAGGATGCAGACTA